GGAGGACTCTCCAAAGGGACAAGCGTCGTTTCCTCAGCGCCCTCAATATCGTCCAGCGTCGCGACCCAATCCATAAAGTCCAGAGTCGTCGCGCCCGTACGATGCTGCGAATGCCACGCCAACCAGACGAAATCGCGAGCAAAGATGGAATCGCCGCCCATCGTCGAGGATGGTCGCTCGAAGCGATCTTCCCATGCCACGATGTCAACCAGCGCGGCACGGACGACGATGGCGTCCTTGCCTGTCTCTTTGATCTTGAATTGTAGTTCCATGTCCAGCCCTCCCTGGGCGTAGAGATTACGCGATCAGACTACGTGGTGGCCTTCGTCACGGTACCCGAGACCGGCCACGACACGTCAACCGTGTTCAGCTCGCCGACAGCACCGTTGACAGGACTCCAGCCGGTCACCAGAACCGTAGCCGTGTAGCTCGGGTTCGTGGTCGAGACTGCCGTGCCGTTCGGCTTGACGACGACCGATGTCGTGCTGCCGATCAGCGGATAGACAAGACCCTCGATGGCGCTGTAGTCGTTGTGCATCGAAAGCGAGATCGTCGTGTCAAGCAGACCACCGACGCGGGTCTTGCCGTTGCCGGCACCGAAGGCAGTCGTTTCCACTTCGTCGACGGAAGTCTCAATCTGCACGCTGGCGACCGAGGACGATACGTCCGTGCCACCGATGGTGATGTTCGAGTTGGTGAGAACGAGCTTGGCCATATGGTTTTACTCCTCCTCGGAGCCGGACACGTCGGGTTGTGACTTCATTGTAGACGACGATTCTGCGGCTTTGACAATCACGCGCCCAGACTCGATCATCACGTCCAATCGCTCCACGTCGGACGCCTTGACCTCTTGCCCTTCGGTCTTGCCGGCGACAATAAAGCCGGGTGCCACGATAAACTTTGCCATCGTCAAACTCCTTAGGTGTAGACCAAGACGCGGAAATCTACCGACAGGTAGATCGTGTCGTTGCCGTCGATTGTGCCGATCGTGCCGGCCGACTCGACGATGCAAGTCTGGACGACACCGCCGAGCGTAGTGTCCGCTTCGATGGCGGCACGAATGCCACCCGAGCCGTATCCGAGGTACGTGTCGAGCAGGTCTTCTGCTGCGCGCTCAGATGCGCGACCAACGACAACAGTCAGCGTGTACGTCTGAAGGATAGAACCGGCGCCCATCGCTCCGTGGTAGTCGATCGACTGAAGTGAGGGGAAAGCAAATGGTGCGTTCAGATTGTCGGGCTGCCGATCGTAGGTGCGTAAGCCCGTGATCGTTGCGGCAGCTGTAGCGAGCGCCGTCTTGACTTGCCCAACGGTAGCCGTCACCGGAACAATCGCATCTTTTTATATGGTTCGACTAGCATCTGAACGTCGGGATCTAGGAAGCGACTGACGCGGACCACGCCGAAGTCCCCGAATCCCGCGACGCCGAGCGGCGAGTCGTAACGCTTGAAGTGACGCGCCGCCTGGAGGATCGTAGCCTGCACAATTGCAACGGGGACCGCCGGCCATCCCCAGACGCCCGTGACCTTGACGAGCGCCTGCTCGCCGAAGTTAGCGGACACCATAGGGAACGCGTAGTCACCGACTGCGCGAATGCGATCGTACGCCCACGGGATACCGTCTAGATTGCCGTTCAGCGGTTCGAGCTGATAATCAGTCGTGGCGAACGTCACGTCAAAGGTACCGTTAGCCTGCGTCGATGTCTGGATTGTCACGGCTGTTCCGGCGAGATCATCGACGGGACAGTAGAGCGGATCGGGTGCGGTGAATAGGCGCGTAGCCGTACCAGCCGAGTAAAAGTTTCGCAGCGTGTAACCGTCGATTAGCCGCGATGCAGCCTCGACGCTGCCCTCAATCAGCGTGTCGTCGGTGGTGTCGGTAATACGCAGCGCAGCCTTGACTTGTGCGAGCGTGCAGTAGCCATTGGTGATCGCCATGCTTGTATTCTACAGCGCCGCAGATAGGTTATCGCCGTGGAAGCGGTAGACCCATGTCACGAAGGGGACGCAGGCGAAGCGGGCGCCGGAGTCGAGGGCGCGTATCCAGAAATCCCAGTCCTCGAATCCGTGTGCTGCGTCCGTGCGCCAGCCGAGCTCGCTGCATAGTTCCGTGCGGATCAGCGTCGTGGCGGGGATGTAGTTGGCAGCGCGTAGCCGGTCGGCGTCAAATGGTGCGGACGGATTCCAACCACCTCGCCCAGTCACGTCGCAGTAGGAATAGATCACGTCGGCGTCGGTCTCGCCGGCGAGCAGCTCTAGATGGCGCGGCAGCATCACATCATCATCCGCCAATTGCGCTATCCATTCCGCACCAGTTGCAACGGCAGCCGGTAGCATCGCATTCAGGCAGGCTGCCGGTCCGATCCGCTGATAGTCAAGGTGGATGATGTGCGCGACCGGCTGGAGCGTCTGCGCCATGACCGACGCGACGCATTCGGCTCGAAGATCAACCCGGCCCGGAAGGCTCGGCGTGACGACAACTACGCCCATAGTCGCCGTGTGTCCGCCTGTCGATCCCTCAGACTAGCCCAACGCTCCCAGACGGACTCGGATAGAACGCTGGCAGAATACTCCGCGGGAAGACTACAATCCTTAGTGGTGTTAGATCCGAGCAGCCGAGATGGAGATCCGGCGACCTTCGCAAACGGATCAACATCCTTGACCACGCTGGAGTTCAATCCGACCATTGCCCTCTCGCCAATGATGATCCACGGATGCGTCACGACGCCCTGCCCGAAGGTTGCCTCGTCATCGATGATCGTGAAGCCGCCGAGGATACTGAAACTGCCCATCGTGACGCCCCCGCCGAGTTGCGAATCGTGAGCGATATGAGCGCCAGCCATCAGCAGCGAATCACCTCCGACAATCGTCGGACGCATGATGCCCTGGTGGACTTGAACAAACTCGCGCACGCACGCACCATCGCCAATCGTTACGCCCTCGGCACGATGTTTAGAATCGAGGGAGCAGGGATACGATCCGCGATGCTGCGCAGGCGCCCCAATTACCGCGTACGCACCGATGTAGACGCAATCCCCAATCGTCAACGGTCCCGTCAGGATCGCCGTGTCGGAAATCTCGCAGCCTTCGCCGATCGTGACCGCGCCGTGTGTCTCGTCGATAATCATGCCGTCTCCGGGTCGTGGGGCGATTCGATGCGGACGATATTGGGGACGATGGTTGGGTGTAGTGTCTCGCTGACAGCGTGCAGAGGCTCATCCATTCGATCACCTCGGCGTCGAGGCATGCCTACATACAGGCGATCGGGATAGAGCGCGCGGGCAACCGAGATCATATCTCGCGGCGATCCGGGCGCGACCGCATATCGCCCCGAAGGTAGCACCGCCGCCCAGAGCAGTAGTGCTAGAGCCTCATTGAGCGAAACAAAGTAACGCTCGCACATTGTGACCGGAATCGCATCGGTCTCTGGCAGCGCCTTCCATATCTCAAACACGTTTCCGGACGACTCGGGCACGTTGTAAAAGCGCGCTACGCTGCCGGCGGCGTTGAGTGTGATGCGTTCAGCCACTAGCTTAGTTGCCCCATAGGCCGTTTCCGGGTCGCACGACTTGCAGGTGCTTGCAGTGATTACGCGCGCGCTGGTCGAACGCACGACATTAGCGGTGCCAGTAATGTTTATGCTCGCAGCGTCGAGCGGGTCGATCTCTCCGTCTGGCGCGTGCTTGGCACCCGCGAGGTGAAATACCAGCGTGGGCTTGACCCGCGCCATCACGTCGGCGAGCATGGTGCGGTTGGTCACGTCGCAATCGGCGATATCTGTTCCGGTCGTAGAGACGCCAGAATCATTGAGCAGCTTGGTGATCGCTGATCCGATGCTTCCCTCCGCCCCGGTGACCAGCACGCGATGCTTTCGCAACTCGCGCAGCGGCGTCTCTATTTCTGGTGGATGCTCTAGTCGTCCGAGGATGGCTTCGATATTTAGGGAGGTGGTCACTCGCCGCCGCCTTCGTGCCATGAGTTCGCGAGCCTGGTCGCTAGTCGCCAGTCAGCATCGCGCGGCAACTCGTTATCGGCAAGACCATCCCAGCGTTCGTCAAAGTAACCAGCGTTCGCTGCGTGTGTTCGCGCGTTGTGCGCCTTCAGATTCGGGGATGCTTCGATCGTGCTGGAGTTGTCGTGCTGAACGTGAGCCGATGATCCGGCGAAGCCGATGCCGCAGATCTGCGCGCGGCGTTGCCAGTCCATGTCCTCGCAATACGCTGGGTAGAATCGCTCACAGAACAAGCCGACCTCAGAGATAGCGCGGCTACTGATCCACGTACAGCACCAGGGGGGAATGCCAGCTTGTAGAACGTCTACGCCGTCGGTCTCACCGGCGAACACCGAAAATCCGCCATCTGTGAAGTACGCGTCCGAGTTCAGCAGCAACCATCCGTCAGATTCTGGTGTTGCCTTTATCCCTAGATTCCAACTAGTCGCCACGCCGAGGTTCGACGGCATCGTCAGCAGATACGTCTTATCAATGCCTTCCATCTGCCCTTCGGTCTGCCACATTCGGAGATCATCGTCGCCGAGTCCGTCGCCATTGTCGATGATGACCAGCCGCTTGACTTCTCCGAGGCTACCGATCGCACGCTCCAGCAAGTCATACCGATTGAGAACCGGAATTATGACGGTGGCTAGTCCACTCATACCGCGGCTGGGTCCCACGCGGCAAGCTGCTCCAACGCGGGACGCCAATACTTCGCGTACACCAGATCCGCATCGTAGTCGGCAGCGAAGTCAACTGCCTGTTGGCTTGGTCCGCGCTCGGCGGCGTACGCTTCCTCTAGCGCGTCGACGATGCGCGGGATCATTGGCGTGGCGAACCACGCGTCCTGGTACGGGTCCCAGAGTGGTTGCACGTCTACAGCCCAGCCATCGCCGACTAGCTCGCTCTGCGCGGTCCAGTCGCTTACGATGACACGCGTTCCGCACGCCTGCGCCTCGACTACAGGCACACCGAAGCCTTCGCCAGCCGATGTAGCCAGCAGCACGTCGGCGGCGCTGTAGAGCGACGCTAGAGCCTGCTGCGGCAGGTTCATCCGGTAAAGATATTGATCGACGAAACAGACCTGATTCTCAGGGATACCGCAGCCGCGAATCAACGCGCGCAAGTCTACGCCCGTCGCAATTGCAGACGCCTCGGTGTGCAGGTAAAGCATCGCGTCGGGATGCTTGCCGGCGAAGATTGAGAACGCGAGCAGGTTCTCCCCGAAGCACTTGCGGACTGGCGTCCTGCCTTTATTCGCGGAGTTCATCATCACGACGAAACGATCATCATCCACACCCATCAGCTGACGACCCGTGACAATCGTGCCGTCAGCATCGGCAAACGACGGAGTTGGCTTGAACACCGGCTCGATAGCGTGTGGAACGTAGATCGACTCGACACCATCGTCCGCCATCATCCGCTCGGCAAATCGGCTCATAGCGATCGGCTTCACGTTCGGACGCTTCAACCATTGCAACACCTTCGGCGGTGCTGGCTGGTGATCGATCGGCGCCCACGCGGCGATCTTCGGAATCTGCTTTATGCCGGGATTATCCAGCGCCCAAACGTCAAACAAGATCACAACCAGGCTATCGAGCTCGGTGCCGTGCGCCCAATGCTGCGCGTGCGCGTTGAGGATGTCGTCAGAGTATCCGCTCACGCCCGTCGGATACATCTTCACGCCACCATTCCACGTAGTCTCCGCGCCTTGCAGCCCGTAGTTACAAGCAATGGCGACTTCGTGCTGGTCGCGAGTTAGACGCTGGACGACCTGTGCCGTCTGAACGCCATAACCCGTAGCAGCGAAGGGAGCGTTAGACGCCCAGAGGATTCGCTGCCGCGTAACGCCTTCGGCTTGTGGTGGTGCTGGCTTGGTGTGCTTCGCCTGTTGGCGTCGCATCGCGCGATTCGACATGCTCCCCCGTCCAAAAAAAAATAGTGGCTACCCGACAATGATCTGCCGGGTAGCCACCATTCTACCTATCGGTTAGGATGCGCCACCGATGAAGTGATTGATGTGCGTGGCCTGCGGCAGCTGGCCATCGCATCGCAAGATGGTTCTCAGTGTCACTAGGTCCGTTGAGAACGCGAAATCCGTCGAGCTGTCGACACGAATGCCCCCGACCTGACGGACGTAGTACGACGGGAGATGACCGAAGATCACAGACTTGGCGGACGTCGCAGCGTCAGCCATCGCCGGATTCTCGTAGAGCGGGAAGCCGAGCAGCGTGTCGGGGGTGTTCTCGTTGAGACGCGGCGCGAAAACATAATTACCGGCTGTATCCTTCAATTTCCTGACAGCACCGATGGACTTGCCGTTCATCATGTAGCCAGCACCCGGCAACATGCGCGCAGCGCCGTCGACCGAGTAGGCAAGATCGATGAGGTTGTCGGCGGTGAATGCACCGGACGTACCCGTGCCACCAGTAACGCCGAGGGTCGAAGCGGTAACGATACCGTTCGGCTGCGTCGTACCAGTACCAACGGTGAGAGCGTTATTGACGTTGAAGCCAATGCCCTGTCCAACCTGGTCAGCAAGGAAGCCGAGGATATCAACGCCGGAGTCTTCGATCATCTCACGCGAAACCTGCGTCAGGTACGAATATTTCCACGCACCCATGGTGATGAAGGCCGAAAATGCAGGATCGCTCTCGCCAATGGCACCGGCCTCAGCAGCAATGGTCGCAGCCGAGTAGGTGTTGACGCGAGGGATCTGCAAGTTCTCGCCGCCAGCAGTCGTGATGACTGTCGAAGTTGAGAGCATCGGACCGACAAGGCGAGCCTTGAGAATGATCTGATCGTAGAACGAAGTCGGCACTGGTGCGCCGGTGTTCGTCTTCAGCACGTCGCGCTTCTCAAACTCGAGCGAACGAACCTCGCCGCGAGCAAGCTTGCGGATAGCCTCGGCATCATCATCGTCGGAAGGTGCAACCTCGTCCGTGCGGACGCTGGCAGCAGCAACGTCGAGGCGCAATGCGCGCTCTTCGTCCTTGGTGATCTGCTCGATGACCTGGGCGCGCTTGTCCATGTCCTCAGAAATGCGGTCGTAGATGACCGACTCTTCAGCAGTAAGGTCACGGGACTCGGCGGCAGCTGCGTCGAGCAGGTGCTTGGCCTCTTCCCATGCGTTCAGGCGCAATTCGTTCTGGCGCTTCAAGTAATCAGACATGCGGGGTGATCCTTTCAAGAATCAAAAGTTTGGTCTAACGGATGTCCCGCGCGGCTCCGCATCGGGTGCGCCTGCCGCGGCTCCGCAGATCAGACAACCCCAATGGTAACAGCGCGAAAGTGCGTCTAGACGCGCGAGAACAAAAGATCAAGCTGCTTGCGCTTCATGTCGAGCGAAGCCTTAGCCTCAGCACCGATCGTCGTATCGGCGCGGAGCTTCTGAACGACGGACTCGATCAGCATTGCTGCATCTTCGTCGAGCATCTCGCCGGCCTCTAGTTTCGTGATCGCCGCGTCAAGCTGGGACGCGTCTGCACCCGTAGCAGCGGCAAGGTTGTCGAGACTACGCACGCCGGCGCTAGTTGCCGTGTAGGCCGGGAAGGCCGTCACGATTGACACTTCATGCAAACGCACCTCGCGTAGTTCGCGGGTCGCACCATCCGGCGACCACGTATCGCCACCGCTTGGAACGCTGAAGCCAAACGACATCGAATCAACATCGCCACGCTTCATGAGGATTGCAAGATCCTTGCCGTCTGTCGTTGGAGGCAGGTCGGCCTCAACGCGCAAGCCGTGAGCATCCTCAGAGAGTCGCAACGTACCAGCACGCTTTGATGCCAGCACGCGCGTCGTGTCGTGATTGACGAACATCTTGATCTCGTTACGCGACGAAAGCGAATTAGCAAACGCGCCTGGAGCGATGCGCTCGATGAATGGCAGCGGCTCGGATGCCGAGTTGAACACGGCAGCATACCCGGTGAAAGCCATTCCGTCGCCTTCGCCGAGCTCGCGGATCTCAAACTCGTTGACGGTGATTCGGCGAGTCTCGACGGCAGTAGTCATAGCGTCAATGGTAGCACCGCGCGGTTCGCTCACGACAAACGCGCTGCGCTCCTCGGCTTGGATCTGTTCCGCCTTCAATGCGAACCAATCCATCGCCGGCTGTGCATCTAGCGGGTTGATACCCCAAAGGTAGAACGCGACCGCGCCAGCGCCGGGGAATCCCTCAGCCTCGGGATCACGGTTATCCTCGGCATCTAGATCGACCAGGTGACGCGCAGCCCACGCATTCGCGCGCACAACCTTGTCCGACGTAACCTGACCGTCAGCCATCAGGCGCGCCTCGTTGATCGTGCGCTCCACGATGCCATCACCAGCAAGACCCGCGTCGTAATACTCCAAGCCCTGCTCGGCGGCTTCCATGATGTAATCGGGCAGCATCAGATCGACCGCACGATTGAGCATCTGCGGCAACTCTTGCGGATCAACACCAGATGGCGCCAAGACCGTGACGCCGATGCGCGCATACTCAGCACGCACGTCGGCGTTGTTGTCGATCGCAAGCTCTACGTTGTAATTTGCAAAGAGGTTCTTGATCACGGCTGCTTTGTAGACGACCTCTGGCGTGCGATCGCCACGCATCTGAAGCAACTCGTACTCGACGCCGATGGCGTCTAGTTGCGCGATCGTTTCATCGCGACGCGCTTCGCGACGCGCAGTCACAATCAGCACCGCGCCATCGTATTCCTTGACGAAGGCGACGACGTTCTCAATCGGATCACCGTTCAACGCAATCAGCGTGTCGTCAATGTCAACAACGATAGCCGCGGGACCGTTCAGATCGCGCTCCCCACCGGGCTGCATGTCCTCGGCGAGCGACACGGCAACCATCTGGTCAACCGCGTCTTGCTTCGATGCGTGGCATCCGATCGTCAGTAGCGCGCCGTCTTCCTCTTTGACGGTCGCCCACCCATCACAATCGTCTTGCTGATCGCTAATAAAGTACGGCATCTCTATCCCATCCTCTGAATCATCACGCCGACCGAGTTCGTATTCGCCGAGATTCCCCATAAGCCCTCGCCGGGGTTCAGCGTTATCTGGCGCTCTTCCTTACCGTCTAGGTGGACGCCAGTCGAAGTCGTCACGCCAGAATCGCCGAGGAACACTTGCTGGCTTGCCTCGTTATTGTGAACCGTCACGCGCTGCGATTGTGCATTAGCCGCACACAAAAGCGTTGCCGCCGTTGTCACGCTGATCTGCGCCGTCGTCATCGTCACGACGACACCGGATATGCAGCCGCTGGATCTTCTGGATCAACTTGCGCGATACCTTGCAGCTGGACGGACGGCAGACCAGTATGCGGCAACGCGTCCAAGCCGAGCGATGCGAGCGTCGCCGACGGATCGAATCCGGCCTGTACCAGCTTCACTGCGATCGATGTCTTCTTTTCCAGCTCGGTGAGGTTCGCGGCAGCGAGATCGACGTTTGCAAGCGGCACGCGATAAACATCGCCGCCGTCTGCCGGTGGCATATCTTCGAGCCGGTGGATGTCGTTGATTGAGAGGAAGCCGGACTGGATGCCCGTTGAGAAAGATGCGTAGCGGGTAGCCTGGTCGCCGCGCAGCAAGCCGTCGACGTTGATCTTGACGAAGGCATCGCCGGGAATCAGGTTGCTGTAGGCATCTTCGATCTTGACGATGTACGGGCGCAGGCAGTACGTCACGAAATGGATGCCGTTCATCTCGACGCTTGCGTAAGACATCGCGCCGGGTGTCGTCACACCGAGCAGCGCTGGCGGACAACGGAACGCGCGCGCGATCTCCTCCGTGCTGTATTGGCGAGACTCCAACATCTGCGCCTCGTTAGGCGCTGCCGATGTCTGCGAATACTTCGCGCCACCGAACAGGACACCGGGACGATGCGACCGGCGAACCGATCGGTGCTGCTCCTCGAAGCTGTCCGAAAGATCCTTAGCTTGCTCGCGCGTAAGCGCGCCCGGAAACTCGATCACGCCTCCAAGCGTGCTGCCCTGACCGAAGAACAACTGGGCGAACGTGTCGAGCGCGCGACCCAGCCCGAGCGTGTCGCGGATCAGATCGATGCGGCTGCGTCCTCGCAACTCGCCGGGCAGCAAGAGCTCGGTGAGGTGCATCATCTCGTCGTGCGCGACAATCTCGCGGCCGTTGTCGATCGAATACTCCACGCGGCGCGTAACGTTGTTGCGCTGGACTTCGACCTTGCGCGGGTTCAAGACGACCAGCCCAGCAATGCCCTGATCGTCACGCAGAATGCGTATGAAGGCGTTGCCGTTCATCAGCAGCGAAATCAGTACCTGCGAGAAATGAGTAGTCCGCGACATGCCAACCTCGGGCAAGTCCAGCCATACCGGGCGCGGATACGGGATACGCTCGGTGCCATCGCGGCGGAACGTATCGATCGGCAGAGTTGAGATCGAATCAGCAATCAGACGAACGCAGGCGTAGACGGTGCCGAGTTTGAGCGCCTCGTCCTGGTTCATCGTGACGCCCGAGTTGGTCGTCAATGCAAGCGAATCGCCAGAGGCAAAAATAGTCTGGAACGAAATCGATCGCTCCTCGGAATCATTACGCCTGAACAGTCCGCCTAGCATTCTCAGTTCCTCTCAGTTGCTACAGCGAACGCGATCATAAACGTCCCGAATAGGATGATTCCTGCCGGCACGAACACCAGCCCGACACCAGCCGAGACAATGATCGCACCTAGCACTTGTACTAGTATGATAGCCGCCCTAAAACGCATAGAATCCCGGCGCATTGACTTCCCCCTCAGTTTGTAGAATAGCCCCATAGTTAGCCATCACCGCAGCCACCAGCGCATCGATGCGTTGACGCTGACGGATCTTGGAAATCTTCCATCCTCTATCTGTCTGCGCGGCGGCAGTTGAAAGGACGTGAGCAGCAAGCTCGGCATCGTCGCCGGCGTGGACGATGCGTCCCTCGCCGAGCATCGAATAGAAAGCCTGGTACGCGTCCGCCATGATCGCCGACGACTGGACCATCGTCACCATCGTCACGCCCTCATCGTCGAGCGCCTGCGCGGATCGCTCGAAGAAACGCGGATCGTAAAAAACGCCGGCGACCGCGTAGCGTGCCGTCAGTTCGCGAAGGTGCGCCTCCACATCGGCAAGGTCAACATTCTTGCCGGGTTGTGGAGTCCATATCTGCGCCTCGATCAGCACCTTCTCATCGTCCGGGCGCTGGTACGCAACCACGCACGCCGTCGCATCATGCACGATGCCGACATCGATGCCAATCGAAACGCGCGCACCGTCGGGGATCTTCGCATCCCGTTCGATCGCATTGTTCCACCAGTCGGCGCTAATCCACGCCGACGATCCTGCGACCCAAACGCAGCCGTGCAGCTGTAGCACTTCCTCGATTGATAGTTCCGGGTTGTTCGCTTGACGCTGGAGGTAGTCGTCCGTGATCCACGATGCGGGATTCGCGAGCCGCATATTGGCTATATCACTAGGGTCTTTGGTTGGCGCTGAGTAGTTATAGATCAGGGTCGCCGCGTCATGGTTTCGGCTGATCGTCAAGCCGGGAGTTTTCTCCACATCGCCGACGGCTTCGTTACGGTTGACCATCCTGCCGAGGATTGACGAGTCGCGCTCGTTGGCATCGCCGGCGGTCGTGATCGTGAACGTCTGCGTTTTTTTGCGAGCGCCACCACCCGTCGTCAATGCCGCCCACGCCTTGCGTTGCATCGGCTTCGTCCAAGCATGCAGTTCGTCAGCTACCACTAATGAGGGGCTATACCCATGCAGGGTGTTCGGGTCCGACGCCATCCGCAGAATCTTTCCCCCACCATCAGCCCGAGCGATCTCGCCGATGTAGTCACGCAGCACCACGTCGCCGGCAAGCGTCGGATTCTTACGAATGTACGCGGTACAGGCATCGAACAATCTGCCGGCCTGTTTATCACTCGCGGCTGCCAGCAGGATCTCGGGCTGGGTATCGTCGGTCAGCAAACTGTAGAGCGCGTAGGCAGCAAGTAAGGCTGTCTTACCATTCTTTCGACTAACGCAGAGCGCAACGCTCGACCACTTCGGCGTCAACCCGTCGGCCGACTCCATCGCCAAAGCCTCGCCCATGAAATCAATCTGCCACGGCTCTAGAATAAGCGGCTCATTAGCAAACTGGTCAATCGACTGGATCAGATACGTCTCGCACCACCACGCGAAATGATCGACACGACTACCCGGCGAATACTTAGCCCACGCCGGCCTTGGCTTTGCAACGGTGCGCGCCACTAGCCTGCACGCTTTGCAATCGTCACCAGCGGCGGCGGCGCTTTATCGCGCGCCGACGATGCGCCAGGGGGACGCCCCGGCGGTCGCTTCTCCTTATCGGCACCCGGCAGCAGACCGAGCTCCTTGCCAGCCCGAGCAGCCGCAACCTCAGACGACTCGATCATCTTGACCAACGGATGCGGAGCAGCCGCACCGTTCGGATAGATCATCAGCGCCGGCGACCCCGCGTCAGCCCACTCGGTCCGAGCAAACGCGACCATATCAATCGCGCGAGCGAACCGAACGATCGCGTGTTCGTACTTCTGCCAGTCAGGCAGATTGCAGACCTGCTCGACCGCAAGCAGAAACGCGTGCGCGCCTTCGCTCTTGAGATCGGATGGTGCGGCGAGATCGAGCGCCTTTGCGCCGAGTGGCGAAACGGGGTGCGTGGACGCAGTATCTGTCCCACTATTGT